CATCGGCACCATCATCGGGCTCGGTTCGCACTTCAACAACGTCGATCACGGTGCGGATGTAATCCTTCCCGGCGCTTTCGATAAGTCTCTGAAGGCGAAGATGCCCGCGATGCTTTGGCAGCATGACCACAGCCAGATCCCCGGCAAGTGGACTGCGGCTAAGGAAGTCGAGGATGGGCTCGAACTCAAGGGCGATCTCGCTCTGAAAACGCAGCTCGGCTCCGATGTGCATGTGCTCTCCTCGATGGGCGCGGTGACGGGGCTCTCAATTGGTTTTGTTATCCCTCCGGGCGGTGCCGAATATCAGGAAGATGGCATTCGCACAATCAAGGAGGTTGATCTTTGGGAAGTGTCGATTGTAACTTTTCCCATGAATGAGCTCGCAAGAGTGCAATCCGTGAAGGCGCGACTCGCCTCCGGCGGCATTGTCACAAAGCGAGAATTTGAGGCTTTCCTGCGGGATGCTGGATTCAGCCGTAATCAGTCCAAAGCGGTTTGCGCCGAGGGCTGGAATGGAATCGATCCGGATCGGGAAGATCTGAAATCGATCGCTGAAGCAATTGAAACACTCTCAGGAGTTTTGAATCATGGAAATTAAGGAATTATTGAAGAAGCTCGATGATCTCGGTGCCGATTGGAAATCTTATCAAGATACAAACGATCAGCGCATTGAGGGGCTCGAGAAGGGCAAAGGCACCGCAGAGCTGCAAGAGAAGCTCGAGAAAATCGATGCAAGTGTGACCGCTATCACGCAGGAGAAGGAAGCCTTCGAGATTCAGCAAGCGGAAACACGCAAGCAGATCGAGGATCTGGAAGCTGCACTCGATCGGCAGGCTCCGGGACAAACCGCGAAGGAGAAATCCGCCGGGGAATATCTCGAGAAGTTCACCGAATGGGCGCGATCAGCGAAGGAAAAGGCTGACAACGGCAACGCGAGTGCAATGACGTTGAAGCAACTCGAGGCGAAGGATGTCGCAATCGGCACCGGCGCAGCGGGCGGCTTTGCAGTTCCGGAAGTGATCGGGAACCTGATCCATCAGCAGGCGCTCCAATTGTCTCCGGTTCGGCAGGATGTTCGCGTTGTTACGGTAGGCACCTCCGATTATAAGGAGCTTGTCGATTTGTATGGTGCAACTTCCGGGTGGGTTGGCGAGACTGATACACGCTCCGCAACCGCAACTCCGTTGCTCCGCGAGCGCGCTCCGACAATGGGCACGGTCTACTGCTATCCGCAGGCAACCGAGGAGGCATTGCAGGATATATTCTTCGATGTGCCTCGATGGCTTACCGATCATTGTGCTTTTGAGCTATCGCGACAGGAAGGCATCGCCTCTCTGCTCGGCGATGGCACCAATAAGCCAACGGGCTTGCTCAACGGCACACCGACATCCGGCACCGATGCCGCATCTCCTCAGCGTGGCGCTGAAGCTTTGCAATATCTGCCATTGCTCTCCGGCTCGCCGGAAGCTTTCTCGAATGGTGATGGCTTAATGGATATGGTTTATTCAACTCGCACTCAGTATCGAGTAAACGGCAAGTTCGCGATGAATTCGCTCACATGCGGCGCGGTGCGCAAGCTCAAGGATGCAAATGATAACTATCTATTTGCTCCCGGCTTGCAGGCTGGCGAGCCTGCGCGCTTGCTTGGGTATCCGATCCGCTTTTATGAAGATCTTGCAGATCTGGCAGCGAATTCGCTCTCGATCTTGTTTGGTGACTTCATGCGCGGGTATTTGTTGGTTGATCGTGGCGGGTTGCGCATCTCGGTTGATGACAACCTGACATCTCCGGGCTATGTTAAGTTTTACGTCCGGCGCAGGGTTGGCGGCATTTTGCTCGACAACAACGCGATCAAGGTCGGTAAATACTCGCTAGCATAAGCAGCGAGCAGGCTTGAGGGAGCCTTCGGGCTCCCTCTCGCTTTGGGGGAGGAGAATTGGAACCGAAACCGGGCTCAGTCGAGCCATTGGCATCACCGCCTCGAGGCATCATCATCGCCGGAGGTTGCTCCCTTACGGTTGAGCAAATCGATCACATCCGCCATTCTGGCGAGCGTTTTTTCATCATCGGCATCAACAACGCATTCGAGATCTGCAACTTCCTCGATCTCATCTATTGTGCGGATCATGATTTCATCCATGAGTTCGGCAAAGGCTTCCCGCCCGGCGTGCCGATTTATTCAACATGGAATAGCAAAAGCGGAGCTCCGGCATGGGCTCCCTTTGATCATGTAACCTATTTGAAGGGCATCGATCCGCCTCGATTCACCGAAGATCTCTCATCCCTTTCGCTCGGCTCGAATTCAGGCTTTCAGGCGATCAATCTCGCGCTGCATCTCGGCATCAAGGAGCTCATCCTCCTCGGCTATGATTTCAAGAAAACGGGGGGTCGATCGCATTGGTTCGGTGATTATGAGATCCCGCGCTTCCGCCGCGAAGGGGATTGGCTCTTTTGGGTGCGGGCTATGGAGCGAGCCGCGCCGAGCGCAAAGGCTCGCGGCATGAGGATCATCAACTGCTCGCCCGGATCCGCTCTCAACTGTTTTGAAAAAATGGATATAAAAGATGCAATCAAAGCCCGCGATCATTATCGGCACCGGCTATAGTCTGCGCCTGAATCGAGACTATGCCGCCGCGCTGAAGGCAGCGGGGAAGGCGATGCTTTTCGGCATCAATAATACTTTTGAGGACTTCGATCTCGATGTCTGGATCGCCTGCGACCCTGCCTGGCATAAACACTTCGGCAAGGTCGAGGGATCGTTCGAGCGGTGGCATTGGGACATCGACATTTGCGATCGCTTCGGATATCACTTCATCGAAGGACTCAGGAACCAGGATGGATCCGTGCTCGAGGGAATCGGCCTGAGCCTGGATCCGAACTCGATCACGCTCGGACATTCCTCCGGATGGCAGGCGCTCAACCTGGCCCTCCACCACGGATGCGATCCGATCTGCTTGATCGGCTACGATATGGAATACAAGGAAGGCGAGCCGCGCCACTACTTCGACGAACTCTCCGACCAGGCTGGCGAGTATCCAGCGGAGCTCCGGAAGTTCAGCCTATTCGATAAACCAAATAAGACTGGCCTGCTGTATGATTATAAGCAGATCGCGGATCAATGCGATCGCAATGAGATCCCGCAGATCTACAACTGCACGATCGGGAGCGCGATGAAGTGGTTCCCGATCAAACCGCTTGAGGAGGTGGTTCCACTATGATCCAGATCTATATAGGCAGCGCGCGAGAATGGCGAAAGGTCGAGCCTGTACTCGAGCACTCGATTCGCAAGCATGCCTCCGCGGCGATCGAGATCCACTGGATGCGACCAGGCGAGAACGGGCTGCATCGGAACGGCTGCACAGGCTTCACGATGTTTCGATATTGCGTTCCTGAATTGGCTAATCATAATGGCTGGGCGATTTATCTCGATGTCGATATGCTGCTTCTAGCCGACATCGCAGAGCTATTCTCCTACCGCGCGCCAGGTGTTTTCGCGACGCTCACGGATGGCTCGAGCGAGGTCATGGTGATCGATTGCTCTGTCCGGCTAGGGCTCACGCGGCGCGATTTCTGCATGCGCAAGAAATGGGAGATCACTCACATGATCCCTGTACAGCCGATGATTCCGCTCGATTGGAACTCTGAGGAGGTCTTGCTGCCGGAAACGAAGCTCCTGCACTTCACAGATCTCGATCGGCAACCGTGGGATCATGAGAGCCGCGACGATCCGGCAGCTCAGAAATGGAGGGAATATGAGCGATATCATCAACAACTCGGCGGAGTATAAGCAGGGCTGGAAGGGCGGGCTCCCGGAGACGGAATGCGGATCCGGCTCGAAGCTCGAAAACACCGAGATCCAAAGGCAATGGCTCCCCGAGATGGTGGAGGAGTTCGGGATCACCTCGATCGCCGACATCGGAGCCGGGGATCTGAATTGGATCAAGCGCATCGAGCTCGGTTGCGATTATCAAGGTTATGATCTTGTGCCGCGTCATTCTGAGGTGAAGGAATTCAACCTCCTCGAGGATGATATGCCGGAGGCGGATTGTTATATGTGCCTATGGGTGCTGAATCACTTCCCGAAGGCTCAGGCGAGAGCGGCGCTCGCAAGGCTCCTCACCGGCGGCAATCGCTTCCTGATCACGCATTATGAGCCGCGGATGCCCGCTTTCATCGATATCAAGCCGGAGCGATCGGTTGTGATTCGCAAGCGCCCGGCGGGAGATCCTCGCGGTGATGTTGATCTGAGGCTGATCCGATGCTGAGATCCGATCCGAAGCTGAGAGTTTTCGCGATGGATACCGGCGGGAAGTATGCGCCGGAATACGCTGACAAGCTCCGGAGAGCTGCGGAGAGACATCTTCATCGAGAGCATGAGTTCTGGCTCATCACCGATCGGGATCGTACTGAATTCGAGATATTCGGTGAGCCTGGTGTTCACATTCTCCGCGATCATTCCGATCTCGAGGGCTGGTGGCGCAAGCTTGAGATCCTGGGATATCTCGGTGATTGCTTATGGCTGGATCTGGATGTCGTGATCGTCGGCGATCTCGATCACTTCTGCGACACTGAGTCCACAATCCGCACGGCGAAGAATTGGGCGATGTCGGGTCATGGTGGCTGTCAGAGTTCAGTCATGTTCTGGCGCGATGCGGGGGAGGTTTTCGAGGCGTTCGAGGATGCCCGGGCATCAACTCCGGAGCGATTCCCCTGGCCTCCGCGGAATGAGCTTGGCGTCTTATGGGGCGATCAGGAGTTCCTCACCGAGCTCCGCGATCGAGGCGCGCTTGCGGTGGACTACTTCCCGGAGGATTGCGTTCGATCGTATAAGTATCATTGCCGAAGCGGGCTCCCGGAAGCTGCGAGCGTGATCGTCTTTCACGGCAAACCGGATCCGCATGAGGTTTCGGATGATTGGGTTCAGGAGAATTGGCAATGAAGATCATCAACATCATCAATCCGGATCTCGAGAATCAACGCTTCACCGGCGGGCTGATCGAATCGGGATGCGCTTCGCTCGGCTGGCGATGCCATACAACTAGCGAGCAGGCACTTGCGATCGCGGAGAATCGGGATCCCGATGCGATCGCGGTGATTCATGGCCCCAACTATGCGCACGCGAATGCAACCGGGCGCGTGCTTTGGCTCGATCGTTGTTGGTATGGATCAACTCGAGAATGGATTTCCCTCGGCTTCAAGTTGGGCTTTTCGCGCCGATGGTTTGCGACCGGCGATGGCTCCCGCTTCGGCGCGCATGTTGCCGCCGGGCATGTTGAGCTCGCACCAATGCGGGAGCCCGGAGGCTTCACCATCGCTCTCGATGATTTCGATCGGACTCTCAGCCGCCTCGCGCTCTCCGCGGATATCTGGCGAGAGCATCCGGCGCATCGGAATACTGCTCAAGGGCTCCGCGCTCATGAGCATACCGATCTCAAGATTGCTCTCGAAGGATGTTCGAAAGCGATTTGCGGTGCAGGCACTTGCGCGGCGCAAGCGGCGCTCCTCGGGCTTGAGATTGAGTGCCGGGATGAATGGAATGAGGGCTTCTTCGCGGCGGAGACTCGGCAGCGATGGGCGGAGCAACTCGCATGGAGGCAGTTCACAAATGAGGAGCTCGCGAATGGATTCGCTCTCGAGTTGTTGCTGATACAATCGGAGCGCATCAAGGAGGCATGAAATGCGAACGAATCGAATAACCGCTCCGGCAAACTATCCGCTCGCGCTCGATGATGCGAAGGATCACCTCCGCATCGAAGATACAACCGATGATGCTCTGATCACGGATTACATTGCCGCCGCAACTGACTGGCTCGAGAATTACACGCGCCGGAAGATAGCAACCCAAACATGGGAGATCCGCCTCATTCGCTTCCCGAGCGGGGATGAGGTGATCATCCTTCCCTTCGGCAATGTGCAGGCGGTGAAGTCGGTTATATATGCCGACTCCGCATCGAGCACAATCACTCTCTCCGGCGCAACGTCCGACACTCCCGGCACCGGATATCAGGAATCACTCGCATCCGATTCGCTGCCTTTTGTGATTCCCGCCTATGGCTCGAGCTGGCCCTCAGTGACTTCGGTTGTTGATCCGGTTGTGATCCAGTTTGTTTGCGGCTATGGGGATATCGGTGATTCTCCATACCCGCCGATCCCGGAGCAATTGGTTTCCTCGCTGCGGATTATGGTCGCGGATCTATATGAGCGCCGGTCAACCGATGATGTGAGGGTTGTTGGCTTGGCTGCGAAGTCTGCGGCGGAGCGGCTCGCCGAGCCTTACGTGCTCCCGGCATGGTAGCCATCGCGCACAAGCGCAACCGAGTCGGAGTGCTCACGCGCTCCGAGGTTTCCGATTCCCGCGGTGATATGGATTCCGAAACATGGGCGATCTCATTCACTCGATGGGCGAGCGTGGATCCGCTCAGCTCGAAGGAGTTCCTCGCGCAAGATCGAACGAAAACGCAAGCAACTCACCGGATCCGCATGCGCTTCGATGCGTCAACTTCAGCCATCACCTCCGAGAATCGCCTGCGGTGGAATTCAACCGACTTCGAGATCATTGCTCCGCCAACTGATCCGGGCGCGCGTAATCGCGAGGTTGTGCTTCTCGCCCGCGTGATCGAATGACGGTTCGCATCGATGTCGATGTGCAGGGGCTCGATGAGATCAGAAAAACTCTCGAGCAGCGCATTCCGAAGAAGGCTCAGCACAAGGTAATAGCTCGCGCGCTGAAGATAGCGGCGAAGCCAATGATCAGGGCGGCGCGCGGCAATGCGATCGGCATGAATGGATCCGGCGCGCTCTCAAAATCAATCACCGCATGGACTGAGAAAAAATCGAAATCGAAGAAGAATGGTCACTTCGCGAGCGTGCATGTTGGGCCGAAGCGAGCCAACAAGAGCCAGATCGCAGCCTATTATCAGCACTACGGCAAGCGCCCGACTCCGGTGCGATTAAAGCAGGGCATATTCC